GATCAACGTTGTTCTGTTTCAATGCTTCATTTATCCGTTTTGCTCGTTTCACAATAAGATAGTGTTGTCCTATCCTATTGACACCGCAATTTTTATGCAGTGTATTAAAGCGTCCAGATATTGAACATGTTGCTCTCGGATGGACAATATCCTGTCCAACCAAGATTGTAGCTGTTTTCGTAACATCCTCTTCGATGCCCAATCGTATCTTATTGGCATCCTCCAAGGTATACCCATCCTGATCAGCTTGTTCAGGATGAGCTGCATGGTACCGAGCATACCATCGATTCTGAATTCGGTCATATGCTTCCGCAAACTCAGTTACCATGCTCCAATCCCATTGCGTGAAATCACCATCCATAGGTACTATTTCATGCCCTTTTTTGTAAGCGCTATGCATTATCTCCCCCCATTCCATCGAATGTGGATTCAAGCCAATCACTGCGCCTGTTGCTTCTCTCGCCAAAGCCATGTTTTCAATAAAGGCTCCACAGAATTTCCTACCATTCACTAAATGTTCAGTAGTTGCTGAGCAAAATGGTCGTGGAGACCATTCCTTTCCTATGGATCGTCTCTCATCTTTCAGGTTCAACTCACAGATCACTTGATGGCGTTCTCCCGCCATATATGCTACTCTAAGATCATACACTTTCGTGTGTAATTCAGGTTTCATCGTGTATATTGTTCCGTTTGTTGTCTTACATGAGGTAAATTGATATAGCTTTCCCTTCGTAGCTGGTGGTTTCTCCATGTCGAATCCACTCGATGTGTCCATATGTATGGCTCCCATATACTTCCATGTGGGAACTCCATTCACAGCCTCAGCATCCGTAAGTAAACGTGCTGGTATCACATCTGGTATTCTAGAGAAAAATTGATCTTCCACTTCCTTCAAAACTTCCATATCAATTGGTTCTATTTTTGTGGCTGCTTTCACTTTCTTTAGTGCATTCTTTAGCGGCCAATGTTCTTCACTTCCTCTCTCTCTTCTTAATTTGGCTGGAAGTGATGTGGGTTTGTCGAACAAACCCTGAAACATGCTTGGTATTA